AATCAAACGCAAGGCTATTGCGTTACAAAATTAGTTACTGGTTCAATATGATATCAACGATGTCCTCCTCGCTCTCGAGGTCTTGTTTTTTAAGCTCAGGACGCTCACCCTTGCGCTGAGCAATCAACTTGCTCTGTGCAACAGCTTGTTCCTTAATGCGTTGGTCCTTGCGATCCTCAGCTTCTTGCTCAGCATTCTGACGAACTCCAGATTCAATTTGCTGTTCTTTGATTCCGTAGTCTCCCTGAAGCTTGGCGAGCTGCATCTTTAGAGCGTACTCTACCTTCAGAAGCTCAGCCTTAGCCGTTGCCTCCAGCTGGATGCGTTGTTGTTCGAGCTGGGCCTTCATCTGCTCTTCTTGCATCTTGGATTGCGAAGTTACCTGAGCAACCTGTGCATTGGCCTGTGCTTGGAACTGTGAGTTCTGCTGTGCCTGCTCCTGACGCATCTTCATACGCTTCTTACGGCGTACAATCAGCAGGCGCTCGGCCTGATCAATGTCACGCAGCTGACGGATGGCAATCGCATCCTCGATGTCAAGCTCACCCTGAGCGATAGACGCTTGGATGTTCTGCTCAAGGTACATACGGTCCACCTCGTTCATATCTGCAACGACACGCACCCCGAAGTTGTACATCGGTAGGTTAGAGAAGCTAGACAAAACAGCCATATTCTCGCGTCCAATCGCCGTCTCGTACGCCTTGTATAGGATGGACTTGGGCGGAAGGATTTGCAGACACTTGACGATGTCCTCACAGATTTTGCGGTAGAGAACAACAGATGCGTTGGTGATGTCGTACAGTGCGTTGTTCGCTGCAGCGAGCTGCTGCTGACGTACTCCAACAAGCTGGTCTCCCTTCGGAGACGTTCCGTCCATCACCTCGTTGATTCCTGTAGCGTCACGAATCATACGCAGGTAGTGGTTGTACAGCGTGATGAGTTCGTTGATGTTTCGGATGCTGTTGTCCAGTGGACGAATGGGTGGGTTCTGGAAGCTTCCGTCTGGGTTCTTTGAGCGGTAGTAGAAGATACCAGTCTGCTCGTAGATGTCTTGGATGTCAAGAGGCTGAAGCTCTCCACCGCGACCGAGCTGTACGTTCTCTAGTCCCTCGATGTCTACAATCAATCCATCGGGCTTGGCCTTAGCAATTGCCTGCTGAATCTTTAGGTGGGACAGCTGAAGCTGATCGGCGAAGCCAATGATTCCACTCACCATAGACTTAGGAATCATACGGCGGATGTTGGTAGCCATCACGCTGTAGCTCATCTTCGTACGGCTGAGGTCGTGTACGTTCTTAGGTATATTTTTCTTTACCCCGTAGTCGAAGATGTACTCGGTGCCAATGATGAACTTACCTCCGTAGAGCGTTTGGTTCTGCATATATACAGCCTCTCGGTCGTATACACTCTGCTGTGGTGCGTTGTACTTGTGGCCTTTGTAGTAGAACCCTACATTGCCAAAGCGAGACTCCTTCTTCTCGAAGATGATGTTGTCAACGCTTATGAACTCAAACTCCATCACGTCGATGGTGTACTCGTCGTATCCGTAGTAGTATCGCTCCATACCCACGTCGTAGCGCTGGTCCATAAAGCGACCAGAGTCGTTACCAAAGCGGTTCATCACCGTACGTGCCATTGTTTCGTACTGCTCTTCGGTAAACTCATCTCCTGCAATGCGCTTGAGTTCGGCAATGCTCATCCGCTTGGTGTGGCCTGCGTAGATGATGTCGCTGAAGGTGGGGTCGTCGGTGAAGCTGTGGACGAAGTATGCTGGGTCAACGTACTCCTCTACGATTCCGTAGTTCGGGTCGTTGCTGCGCTTGGTGACAGCCATACCACAGGTGACGAGGTCCTCAACGTTGCGACGGAACACACGCTCGTCAAAGTCGTTCCAGCTGAGGGTGAGGTTGATTCCAATCTGTGCGGCAATCTCTGCTGCGGTCTTGATGTTGGTCTCAAGAAAGATTTCGGTTTCCTCTGCGGTGTCTGGAAGTGCGTCTGGGTCTACCTCAGTACGTAACCCTGTTTCTTTGGCTTCCTTGAGTACGTCCTTGTTTTCGATGAACACCTTCATCTTGTTCTTCTCGTAGTCCTTCTCACTGCGAGAGAGAGGATCAACAGCTTCTACGTTGGGGTAGAACTTGGATGAGAGAATCTTGTTTACTACAATCTTTACAAACTTAGGAACAATGGGTACTGGTGTCCAGTCAAGGTTTACCAGTGAGCCGTCTCCGTTGTTTGGGTCAAGGGATGTGAGGATTTGTTTGTAGATGGATGTGTCCTGCGTTCCGTTGGCGTAGTCACGTGAAATCTCAAATTCCTTCCAGCGTTTGCCGTATAGAGAGCCCTCCCACTCGGCGCTTCCCCATTGTCCGTAGATGGCCTTAGCGTACTGAAGGCCGTATCCTTTGTTTGCCTTTACCTCGTGTGAGGCAAGCGGATCAGGAAACGTAGAGTCGTACCCGTTGCTTTTTACTGAGTATTGATCCATTTATCGCAGTTTATGGACAAAGGTACGAACTTAAGTTATCGCGTAATTTGCTTACCCTTACGGAAGAAAATCTTCTCGTTGAAGTTTGTTTTCTTTGCTTCCTTTACCTGCTTTTGTGCGCCCAAAAGTGCAAGTCCAGAGCTGATTGTTAAGTCAAACTTTGTTCGGTCGTCAATCTTAAAGTTAATCCAATCCTCCAGTGTTCTGTTGAAGTACATCCTTCCAAAGTTTCCTGTCTCGTTGTGAATGCCAACGTGGTCGTGGATGTATGCCTCAATCGCTTGGGCGTGTGCTTGGATTACGTCTTGGCTGTTGGATGGGATACCTTTTGTCTTTACGTTGACCTTCGCCGATGTGGACATTAGATGCGCTGGGCGGTCCATCAGGTACTCGTCGTACCCTCGCGACTCAAAGTATCGTGCAATGCCGTACTTGTTGTTCTCTATAAGCACAGGATACCCGTAGAAGACAGCAGCCATTAGGATGTCCTCGTAGAAAATTTTAGCAAGCGGTGGACGTGATGCGTATTCAGCCACAAACATATTCGCTGGATGCTCCATCGAGAACTTGTTGTAGATGTGGCAGGCACCCTTAGAGGATCTGTAGTCAATTGTAGTGTCAAGGTCGTAGGAGTCAACGCCCATCACCCCGAATGCCGAGTTTGGCGGAACTAGCTTGTTGTTTTCGGTCTTTCGTTTGTTTCGAATCTCTGGTGGCGCTAGCCAAGTGATTCTCCACCTTCCGTTAGGGTCTGGTGCAAAGACAACCTCTGTGTCCTGCTTGCCCTCCTTCCACTGGAAGTTTCCAACGATAACAGGATTAGGGAACAGCTCCTCGTTGTGCTGAATCTGTTCGTAGATTTTTTGGATGTTGAACAGCGAAGACTTGGTCGAATCACGAAACGCTTCGTCCTCAGTGAATGGGAACTGACGAATGATTTCGTTGAGTTCGTAGCTGTTGTTTTGCTGTCCCTTTCTCTCGTTTTTCAAGAAGGTGCGTGCACCGATTGTAGTGAACGTTCCGTCCTCGGTCATCACTGGATCTTCGGGGTCGTCAACGATTGGCATTCCGTACTGATCAAAGAATCCTTCTAGTGCCTCGTACGCGGGGATGAAGATTTTGTACAGGCCGCTCTTGGTGCGTCCGTTGTCGTTGCGGTCGTTTGGGTCCGAGTCGTAGTACAGGTCGCGGAACTCTCTTCCTCCCTTGTCAAGTGGGTTCACGGTAGAGCCAACCATCGCCTTGCCAATCACGCGGCGTCCAACCAATAGACAGGTTCTGTGGATTCGCCACACCTCACGTATGTCGTTAGGGTTTAGCCACTTACCAGCCTCGTCTAGGAACAGCATATGCGTCTTGCTTCCGTCGTATGCGTTGTTGGTGGTATTCTTCCAGTTGATGATGGTGTCAAGCGCTTCTCCCCTTTGTGAGGTTTTGTTCTTCTTGGTAATACGCTTGGCAGGTTCACGAAACGCAAGCTCCATACGTGGGTTGGTCGTACCATCCTGAATTGCTGTAAAGAAGAATGGGTAGCCCTTGTATATGGGTACAATCTTAGAGCCGAACACTGCCTCCTGAGCGTCCGTACCTGTCTTGCTCATAATACCCAACAGCTTCTCCTTCACCTGAGTACCTTCGTCAACTAATGTGGCAGCGCTCATATTGGTGTAGCCAGAGCGTCGGCACTTGGTGTATATCTGTCCTAGGCAACGAGGGTCTGCCTCACACGCAGCGAAGTGGGTGAACAGTTTTCTCTGGAAGTCTAGGTAGCCCGGATATCCGATGTCAATCTTGCTCCACTGGAGGAACATATAGTGGTGGCCAGTGATGTATGTTTCAACACCATTATTCATAAACCACACACCTTCTCTACGTCGGCGGAACTCCTCCTCGATGTACGGGCTCCAACGTTGCTGGAACTCGCGTGGTGATTCGTACCAGTCGTCCATAGATTTGATTTGGGACAGCTCTCGTGGCAGTTCCATTCTTTGCCACCTTTGGTTCACCACTGGTAAACCTTTGAATAGAACGTCTTGTGGCTTGGGCAACTGAATCTTCAGCGACTCAATCTCAATGATAGGCCCGTCCGAATCGTTCGGACAGATGCTGATCACCTCATCTCCGTCTATCATCTTAAGCCCTGCCATTACCTGCGGGCGTTACGTTCTGCAAAGCCTCCCTTGAAGTCCTTCTCCTCCTCAATACCACCAGACTCCTCAAGGTCGCCAACCAGCTGTTCAAGTTTTTGTCGTTCAACGATTAACTCCTTGCAGGCCAAGGCCGTATCCTTTAGCGCAGAAAGTTCGGCTTTTCTTGCTGAGCCAGTAAGGTCTGGGTCAACAGGCTTCTTCAGCTCCTCGGTCATATTGTGGATGGCGGCCTCCATAGCCTCGATGAGGTTACGTGCCGCCTGAACGGTGGTAAAGCCCTTTACACTTTTGCGCATAACAACTGGTGGATTTGCATACGCCAAAGCTTACGTCCGTTGATGTCCATCTCGTAGTCTGCGTTCTTGGCAAAGAACACCACGTCCCCCACAGACAACCCTTCCTCGTCAAGCCATTTGCTTCCGTAGACGATACGTCCCCACCGCTTCTCTGGTTCCTTAAATGTAACTAATTCGATAACATCGCTCTTGAGTTCTGGCTCTACCTCAACGGGCTCAAGGAACACCCAGTCGGCAACAGCCAACAACGTTCCGTCTGGTTTTTCAATCAGATAAGCCTGATTCCCTTGACCACCAAATGGGTCGTAGTTGACGCGGTAGACCTTTTTGTTGGGGTCAACAATTTGGTTGTCGTTCAGTGCTACGTGGTGGTGATGGAACACATAGTCTCCGACCTCTACCTGAGAGTCGAACTTAGCAGGAACGCCAACAACCTTCGCCTTCATCGTCCGGTGCTGGAACTCGTTGAACTTGGTGTCTACATAGATCTCCGTGTCGCCAATCTTCATAGTGTCGTTGACAGCTGACGGAATATGTACAAGGATGTGATATAAGGGTGTCATAATAAATTAAAATAAAAGTTGTAAGTCGGTTACAACTAGAAGTTGCAGTCGTACTCTACGATGGTTGGCATACCTTCAATCGTCTTCCAAAGCATTATGCTGTTGTTCTTTATTAGGTATATCATATACCTGCGCTCTCCGTGACGTACAAGGTACTGCCCATCAAGCATAATGGCGTGTATTTCGCCATCTCCAGCCTTCTGACCCACATAGTAGGCCAAGGCTTTTAGCGGGTCATTGCCCGCAATAATTTTACGAATGAGTTCCATTTCATTTTAATTTAGTTCAAATTTAGCCAATAATCGGGATCAGACGGATCGGAGTCGTCATCGTCTTCATCCATCTCGGCGTATGATGTTGCAAGATACACAAGCAATGAATTCATCTCTTGCTGGGAGTCTACGTCAATCGTTGATATAGACTCTACTACGTTCTTACCGTCCTGCTCTCCGGTGACGAGGCCAACAGTTCCGATCATCATAAAGTCATCATAGACTCCAAGTTCTCGTGCCTTCTCTGCAATGTCTTCAAAGCTGTTCCTTGCAAAGATGAACAGCTCCACACGTGCTTCCTCTTTGGTCATTAGAGCTTGCGTAGGTGGAATACGCTATACTTGTTTAACGTAACCGAGACAGAGCCAGTCTCTTCTGCTAAAATCGAAAGAGTGTCTCCGCTAGTTAAGTTCACAACCGTTGACTGCGTAACAAAGTGGTCTGTTCCAGAACCAAGCGGTGTTTCGTTTATGTTTACGGTACTTCCGTTTATGTCAAAAGAAAACTTAATTTGAGCACCAGAGCCGCCACCAGTTAAAATACTTGCTCCAAGGGTTACCTCATAAGCGCCATCAAAGTTCACACGAATACCATCGTTGGTACCTCCGTATGGGCTTACAAGTGTATAGGTTGTGCTTGCAGCACCAACTTCGGTGGAGTCCGTAGGTCCAGTAGCCACGCCAGCAAACTCAAGGTATTGGGGTGAGGCGGTAAGCACTAGGTCTGCCGCTGTGCGAGCCACAAGTTCAGGGGCTGACTGGTACACCAACGGGTTGATAAGGGCCGACAGCGAAGAGTAGTCAATCCGCTTCCACGTAGTCAGCGATGCATCGTAAATCAAAAAGCGGTCACCAGAGGCGGGAGTGCCAATGTCAGATAGAGACGATGGGTTAGCCATACGCACATCCGAGCCAGAAACGGCAAGGGGTAGTGATGCTGTTGTCAGGGCACCGCCTGAGAAAGCAGCAGCATTAAGCGTGCGCTTTACTACTTGGTTAGAGCCATTTAAGAGAAGAGCATCTACTTCGGTAGAACCTGTTGCAGGTACGGTTGGGAACTCAAGGGTTCCGTTGATGCCAACCTTCGTGGTTCCAATCTGGAGGGCAGTAGCCACTCCATCACCAGACTCTACATTCTTCAGCGTTGTGGTGGCCGTGTTGCTTGCAAGCTTCAGCAGCGAAGCAAACGCATCTTTAACCTTTTGTCCACTAAGTGTTGCCATATTCTGTACTTTTGCTACAAAGATACAATTTACTTCATTGGCTAAAAAGTTCAAAAAGAAGG